GACGAAGGGAAAGCAGCTCCGGCTGCAGGTAAGGACGATATACTCTCGCTGGCTCTTGAAGAGCTGACCGGGCAACCGGCGAAAAGCGAGGAAGCGAAACTGGATGATGAACCCGGTGATCTTTCACAAGACGAGACAACCGAGGAATCCGCGGAGCAATCCGAGGAAACCGAAGATAACGAGGAAGCGACCGAGGACAGCGAAAGCTCCGAGGACGAAGACGAGGCCGGCGAAGACGAAGCGCCCACGCAGGACAAGGTCCAGAAGCGCATCGACAAATTGGTAGCCCAGAAAAAGGGCGCCTTAGAAGAAGCCGCCACCGTCAAAGGCCAATACGAGGAAGCCCAAAAGCGCCTCGCCGAGCTGGAAGCCCAGGTCAACGAAGCTGCACGCCCTGTGCTGCAGCCGACCGCGGAGAACCCGCTCGCCGATGTGGACACGCAGGAAGCGCTTGATGCCAAAATCAAGAGCGCCCAGGAGGTCCGCCGATGGGCCTTACGCAATTCGGACGGCGCCACCGTAAGGCGCCCAGACGGAACCGAGGTCTACGTCGATGCCGATGAGGTGAAAAATTACCTTATCAAGGCAGACGATGTCATCGTGACCTATGCCCCCGCGCGCCAGCAATGGCTCGCGCAGCGTCAGCCGGCCGTCGAGGCAGCGAAGAACCTCTTCCCCGATATCTTCAAAAAAGGATCGCCGATGCACACGGCGTTCCAAGCCACAGTCAAGCAGGCGCCGGAGCTTTTGAAGCTCCCGCAAGCCGAATACTGGGTCGGTCTGGCCCTCTACGGAGAGCAGACCCTCATGGCCAAACAAGCCGCCGACCAAGCCAAGAGCAAGGCCGCCGGCAAAGTCTCGTCCGCGAAAGCAGCAAGTAAAACGCCCACACCTGTAAAGCCGATCAGCGCGCCGAAAACTTCGACCAAAGGCGCGTCCAAAGTGACGCGCGACAGAATGCTCGCCTCGGGTCGTCTTGATGACGTTGCCGATTTTATGAGCGAAGCGCTGTTCGGATAAACCTCTAAAAAGAAAGAATTAAAATTATGTCAGCTCCCGCTGGAACCCTGTTCCCGGCCGTTGGAAACCGCGAGGATCTCCTCGACGTGTTGACGGTTGTGGACGCCAAAAATACGCCCATCTCGTCTTCCATTGCGAAGACCGGTGCGGATATTTCTAATCCTGCAGTTTACAGTTATTTGGCCGATTCCTACAACGCCGTCAGCACTGATGGTGTCGTTGATTCCGCCGACGTGTCCGAGTTCTCGGACGCCACCGCCAACCGCGTCCTTTTGAGCGCCCGCGCCCAGAAAATGCGCCGCACCGTCCGCGTCTCGGACTTCCAGGCCAACCTTTCTGACGTTGCCGCTATCGGCCGCAAGAAAGAATTTGCCAGGGCGACGGCCAAGAGTCTCACGGAACTAAAACGTGATATTGAGGCGACCATCAGCTCCGACAACAACTCCGTCGAAGGCTCCGGCTCCGTCGCCTATAAAACGCGCGGCCTCGGCTCCTGGATCGCAGCCTACACCGGCACAGGCGACTTGCCCGTCCCGGCCTCGCAGGCCACGCCGTCCGCGTCGCTCAACAACACTGCGACCGCCTCGCTCACCGAGACCAACCTGCAGAACGTCCTGCAGTCGATCTACGAGCAGACTGGTTCGCAGGACCGCTTGATCATGGTGGCCGGCCCTTCTCTCAAGAAGGCCATCACCAACTTCACGCGCTTCACGGTGAACAGCACCTCGAACGTGTTCAACTTGCGCCAAACCGCGCAGGCCGCCAACAGCGACCGCTTGATCTCCAATATCTCGTTCTACGAGGGAGATTTTTCAACGGTGGAAATCGTCACGTCCTTGTTTCTGGCCGCCAACGCCAGCACCGACGCCGAGAAATACGCCCGCGGCTACGTCATGTCGCCCGACCACCTCATGCTCCGCTACGGACGCCGCCCGCGCTTCCAAGAGCTGGAAGACCAGGGTGGTGGACCTCGCGGCTTGGTGGACGCCATCGTCTCCCTCGCCGTCATGTCGCCCAAGGCCATGGCCAAGTTCAACGCGACTGCCTAAGTCAAACTCTTAACAACTAACTAGAAAAAACTAATCAGATGAAAGTGTTTGAACTTCCCGCAGAGACCAAAGCCGCAACCGGCTTCACGCACAAGGCTGTTGTCACCCACAGCGACCTCACCGAGTCCACCGCCGACACCGACCAGACGCTCTCGCTTCTGGCCCTCGAAGCCGGCGATGTGGTCACCACGGCCGCCTGGAAACTGGTCACGCCCTTCAAGGATGCCAGCGACAGCGCCCTCAACGACACCAAGGTTCAGCTCGGTGACAGCTCCGACGACGACGAATACGTCGCCGCCACGCAGGTCAACGAGAACGGCACCGAAGTCCTCTTCGCCGCCGCCGCTCCCGCCTCCGTTCCGTTCGTTTACACGGCGGCCAACGCGGTCGAACTCTTGGTTGAGTCGATGACGGCCAAAAGCCTCAGCAACATCGACACCGGTGAACTTCACGTTTACCTCGGCGTCGCCAAACTGAGCGACCTCTAAGCGTCTTAACACACGGCGGCTCCTTCGGGAGCCGTCGCAGTTAGGATGTCATCAGAAATCTTCGGCGATCTGGTCGCCGACATGGATGGCGAGTTAGCGCAACTCGTCCGGGATGAGCTAAAGACCGGCTGGCACGCCCAGCAAGTCATGGCCGGCATCCAATCCACCCGCGCCAAGCAGCTCAACGACCAGATCGAGCACTGCACCGTCGATGGTCTCGGCCAGCATGTCATGGACGTGCCGGCCGATGCTTATTTCGCGTGGCAACAACACCTTGGCCGCGACTGCTGGGGCGACAAATCGTTCCGCTCTTGGTTCCTCAAGAAAAACCCGCAGTGCGCGGTCAACTACACTCCACGCAATCCCTCCATCCTCGTCCCATGACTCTTAAACGAGAAGACCTCACCAAGATCATCGGCGACATCGACCAGGCCGACGCTGACGGCTCCCAGTATCAACAGCGCAAGGTCAAAAACTTCAACACCCGCTACTGCATCTGGCCGGGGCAGACCGACGACGGCCGCAAGCACCAGAGCGCCTACGGTCAAAAGATCTTCCCGTGGGAAAATAGCAGCGACGTTAAGATCTTCCTCAGCGAGCAGATCATCCGCGAGCGCGTCATCTCCCTCGTCAACGCCTTCTTCAAGGCCCGCGTCCAAGTCCAGCCGGTCGAGTCCATGGACATCGACAAGCGCAATGCCGCTGAAAGCGTCCTCAAGTGGCTCCTCTTCAGTCACTGCCTGGATGACCTTCGGCGCGAAGTCCGCCTCGCCGCCGAGATGCGCGAGACCTACGGCCTCGCCATCATGGCGGTCGATTGGGAGCAGCAGACCCGCGTCGAAATCAAGACGTTCACCATGGAAGAAGCCATGATGATGCTGCAAGAAAGCCAAGACCCCAACCTGCAAGCCCTCCTCGAGGTCATCCTCGATCCTGAGCAAGAAGAACTCGCCGCGCAGTTGATGGGCGAAATCATCCCCGAGCTAGGCACCACGACCAAAGTCCGCCAGTTCCGCGAAAATGGCGAAGTCGAATGGGAGCAGCCCTACATTTTCTCCAGCAAGCCGGTCGTGCGTTCTTTGGAGCCTTGGGAGGACATCATCTTCCCGATCCAAACGGACTCCATCCAGCGCGCCCCCTTTGTCGCCCGCCGAGAACTCCTCAGCGAATTTGAACTCCGCGAGCGCGCCACGCTGGAGGGCTGGGACAGCGAATGGGTTGAGCGCGCCGTGAAGCACAAGGGCGAGCTGAAGCGCATCCACCTCAACATCCACCGCAGCGACAACTTCCTCTTTGAGCAGCTCCGCGACCTCATCGAAGTCTGGCACGTCTACAAAAAGGAGCACGACGACCGCACCGGCGCCACCAAGGTCACCAGAACGGTGCTTTCGTACAACATCACCGACAAGCCCGCTCTTCATGAGCTGATGCCTTACGACCACGCGCAGTATCCCTTCGTCGAACTCCCGCGCGAACGCAACACCCGCCCGCTCCTCGAATCCCGCGGCATCCCCGAAATCGTAAAAACGGCCCAGGAAGAGATCAAGGTCCAGCGCGACTTCCGCGTAGACCGCGCCAGCATCAGCATCCTCCCGCCGCTCAAGACGCCCGCCGCCCGCGGAAAATTCGACCTCGTCCTCGGCCCCGCCATGCAGATCCCCGAGCGCCGCCCCGGAGAAGTGTCGTGGATGGCCCCGCCGCCGTTCGACCAAGGCAGCATCGAAGTCGAAGCCGCCACCCGCGCCGACATCGACCGCTACTTCGGCCGCATGACCGAAGCCGTCAACCCCAACATGGCGATGCTGCACATGCAGGAGCTGGTCGATAGCTGGCTCATCGACATGAAGCTCGTGATGGCCCAGGTCATGGCCCTCAGCCAGCAATACATGACCCCCGAGGAGGTCGCCCGCATCACCGGCAACGAGCAGCTCCAATTCAACGCATCGCCCCAAGACATCCGAGGCCGCTTCGACATTACCGCCGAGTTTGACGCGCGCCTCCTCGACAACGAAGCCCTCGGCGCCAAGTTAGACTACCTCGCTAAAGTGCTCGTTCCCTTGGACAGCTTCGGCGTCATAGACCGCGCCGGCCTCGTAAAATATATGTTCCAGGCGGTTGACCCCAACCTCGCTGGCATCCTCGTCCAAGACATCGGCCAAGCCACCGCCGCCGAGCAGGAGGACGAGCAAGTCCAGTTCGCAAAAATCAGCGCAGGCACCGAACCGCCGCTCAAAGAAGGCGGCCAAAACGCCCAAGTCCGCCTGCAAACCTTGCAGACGATCATTCAGTCCAACCCCGCCGTCCAGCAGCGCTACGCCCAAGACGAAATCTTCCGCAGCATGATCGACGCGAGAGCACAAGCCTTCCAGTTCCAGCTCCAGCAGCAGCAAAACGCCGTCATCGGCCGCACCGGCGCGCAACCCGCGCTGCAAAAGATGGCCCAAGACCAGCAACTCGGCATGTCCGCCAGCCCCATGGCCGCAGCCTGACATGAACAACAAACCAAGCGCCGCCGGAATGAAATTGCTTACCGCCCTCACAGGACGTTTTGGCGTCCAACGCAACGCGCATTGTTGTCAAGAGCGATGCAGGATTTTCGCCCAACGCCAGAAGGCGACCGCGTCACGCGCCAATCCGTCCATAACAGAATTTTAGATCACTCAAATAAATTTGGGATCTGGGATGATTCGCGTGTAAGCCGCTTAACGGGACATTCGCAAATTGACGACATGGTGCGGTCTGGCCAGGTTCGCCCGCCAGAGCTGGCTCAAAAAACACGCAAGGACAAAGTCTATTGGTCCATTGGCGCGGCCAAGCCCGGCAGCGAGTCGCAAGCGTATGGACAAAGGGGAATCATCCTTGAAGCGTCATCCAAGATAAAAGACTTGTCCCGCCCGCTGGCGCTAAACGAGGTAACCGTTAAAGCACAAACCAAGCCAGGCGTATGGCAAGACATCACCGACCAGGTCCGTTCTGCTCATCAGGCACACAAGAAGCAACTTGCCAATGTCCC